CAGAAGATCAATCAAAGTTACCGTAGGGGTAAGTTGTGCTGTTACCAATGTTCATATCCAATTGGTTGTAACGCAAAGTCACTTCAATCTGACCCGATGTAGGTGTGGTCAAGCTGGTATTGGTGATCTTCAAAGTCACAACAACTTGTGAGAACCATGTGGGCTGTGTATTGGTGTTGGGGTTCTGGAAGTCTTGCAGTGTGGCACTAGCGTATGGAAGCTGTGTACCAACATATGTAGCAGTTCCACGAGTAGCTGAAGTAATTGCAGCCATCGTAGCGTAAACACCAGTGCTTGTTGCAAAGTTGTTAGATACATATGGTTGGATTGAGTTAGCTGTTACGCTACCGTCTGTGGGCAATGTGCCAACATCAACAATCACGTCAGTGATGTTGCAGCTATAGGGCAAATAAAACACCACACCGCGATAGATTGTTCCAGATGTATCAGCAGTAGGAGCAGAAGCTACTGTGGGGCCTGTATTGCTCAACACACCAGACTGGGGTGTGTAAATAACAGCAGAATTGTTAGGGATGTTGTTTGAGTTAACAAATACGCCTGAACCACCGCCATAGTTGGCTGTGTTAGGTGTTGTGACTGAGAAGTCCAACAAAGCGCTTTGAACTAAATCTGTGTAACCAATGTTACGAACAGGGCTAAATCTTTGGTCGCCCGAAATAATAGGGCCGGAGAACGTGGTGCGTGCCATGCTAATTCCTTATGCAAAAGTCTCTTGTTAATCGTTGCATCGTCTGCTGGGCCAGTGGCAACAAGAGAAAAAATCCCAGACAGCCTTCAATATACACTAATTTTTTAGTTTGTCAACAAATAAAAAAGGGGGCCGAAGCCCCCTTTGTCGATCAATAAGAACCGTAGATTCCCAATGGATCTGACCAGCCAAAGCTGTAACGCTCACGAGACTTGTAACGAACGTTACCAGTGTCGAAGTCACCGTCCATAGAATTCTGCAATGGTGTGCGCTCAAAGTGCTTCAAACCATTGGGAACGTCTGTGGTCAGGAACCAAGCGTTGGGTGCTGTCAAGAAGTGGTTAACTGTGTAACCTTCAGGAACAGAACCGTTGTTCTTAATGGCGTTAATGTCGTTGTTGTTTGTACCAACGCGGAGCTCAGTGTCGAGCAAGCGGGTAGCAACGAACATCAATGCTGGGGGAACAATCAACTTCTTGGGTCTAGCAGCGATCAAAAGGCCACGCTCATCTGTCCAAGCAGCGATTTGAATAACGGCGTTCTCAAGAGAAGTTTCGTTCAAGTCAGCAGGAGTGGAAGGAGTGTTGGCATTGGTGCCACCGTTAACCAAGGGGTGAGCTATGTTCAATAAAGATACGCCGTCGCCACCAGTGTAGGTTGCGTTGAAAGCGTTGTTCAAAATTGAAGCAGCTTTAACTTGCTTGGTATAAGCCATAGCGCGAGCCAAGCCTTTGGTGTAGCGAGCAGACAAGCTGTCGTACAAGTTATCCTCAATAGCCTCTTCGGTGATTGAGAATCCAAGGGCGATAGTCTCGTGGTTATAGCGAGCTGTAAATGCCTCTTGTGCATTGTCATAGCTGAGTGCTGTACCCTCGGGCTTAACTGGAGCAGCGGAGAAACCAGAGAGTTTGGTCTCTTCTTCGAAGCTACGCTCTGATTTCTCAGTCTCGTAGATTTCTTTATGCTCTTCGCCGTAACGTGCGTACTCAAGACCAAACAATGCGTTCAATCCGGGGAGCAGCTCTTTAAGTAGTTGTGCGCGTGAAATAGCCATTTATGTGCTCCTTAATTAAACGCCAGTGTTGTTAGTCAAACCTTGGAAGCCTTGGTTCCATACAACCAATGCCTCGGGCCAGCCAACGAAAGTTACTGATGAGCCAGATGCCAAAGTAACGGCACTGTTCACAGTCACGGTAGTACCACTTACAGTCACTACATAAATGTAGTTACCTTGGGCAGAGCCTGTGCCAGTAGGGGCAATCAGTTGCATACCGGGCTGGATGGCTGTGTTAGCAGCAGTCAATGTCACAGTTGTGCTTGAACCAGAAGTAGAAGCAGTGGCTGAAACGCTAACGGCTGTGTCGTTAACAACGCCAACAACGCGGAAAGGCAAAGCTGAAGTAATACGAGTATTACCAGAAGTACCAGAGCTAACCACAGCACCAGAAATGGCCATTGCTGAGTCACCAGTTGTGGTGTTGCCGGTTGTACCAGTGATGGCATATACGTTGGTACCAATGAAGGTAGGGTTGATATAGCCAATTGTGGAAGCAGTGTTAGACAAGGAAGTACCTTGAGAAACAACAGCAGCTTTGAACACGGTACGGGGATCATCAATCACATAACCAACTGCGTAGTTAGTAGATGTGCTTGCTGGCCAGTATTGACCGCGAACGATTTGGCTTGAAGAGTTTGTGTACTCAGCGCCAACGAAGATACCTAAAGTACCCGCAACTGCTGTACCGGGAGAGGAAGCAGCAGACATAGAAGTGGTAACAATAGTACCACCTGAGAGTTGAACAATGTCACCATTGAACAACGAAGTGGAATAGCCAGTGGCGATGGGATACATGCGGGTAGAACCAGCATAGGGTAGACCACCGAACTCGCTAACCGCTTTAAACCCGTAAGGGGCTGGAACGATTGGATAAGCCATTTAAGGACTCCTAAAAAATTTACTTGGAACCTGCACCAAATCCAACTCCGCGTGTGGTTGTGGACTGTCTGTCCGCAAACTTACGCATCCTTGGATCATTGTCTTTCATGAAGCTATTGTCAACCGATTCCATCTGCTCTGCTGCTTGTTTGGCATAGTATTCATCGTAAGCGCGGATGTTCTCAATACTGTTTTTGCACAGAATCAAGCCACCAATTTCCACGTTACCCTGCTCATTGCCATCAATCATCAGCTCAGGATGGTCGGATGCCTTGACTGGTTCCCACCCATCACGTCTCATGCGGGACATGCGGGTATGGTCTGCCTTGCCAAGTATGTGCGTCAGAATGTATCTGTAGCCATACCCGGGTTCGGGAGTAGGATCAGGCAAGTCGCTCGTGGGTTTGTACACCACACGGGCAGTTTTTTCGCGTGTTGCTAAGTCACGGTTAATTTTTGTATCAGCCATTTTGGTTCTCCAGTTTTTGAACTTCTGCGTAATATTTTTTGGGATCTAAATTGAATCGCTTGACTAACGCCGCCTGTGTGGGGGTCAGTTGGACTTTTTTAACTCCCGTCGAACGTGACGCAGGAGCAACCACTGAAGAAGGTCGTTTGACTTCAACAGATTTTTTCTCTGGTTCACCAAATACTTCTGGGAACTTCGAGCGTACGCGAGCATCAATCTGCTCGTAATATTGGTCAGAGCGTGGGTCGAGACCCCCGTTCACTAGCTTTTGGTGCAGCCCTAGTGCGTAGCTGGTAACTTCTTCAAACCCATCAGAACCGAACCACTGGTTTTTTGCCTGCCAGCGCAGCGTTTTTTCGTCCGGTTGAACCTTTTGGGGTTCTGTATAACGCGTTTGTACATCAAAATTTTCTTCTTGTAAAGGGGCTGGGCGAAAATTTTTCGCTTGTTCCACTTCAAGGCGTGCTTCCATCAGGGCTTCTTGAGCCGCAATAATCGCATCCGTGTCAAACGCTTCGGTGGCTTCTTTGAGTGCCTTGCGTGCCATGAGCATCTTTTGCTCGGCAGCAGTAGTGGCCATCTTGCCCACCGTTTCCGCGCCTGTGTTGACGTGGGTCTTGAGCTTTTTGTTCTCTTCAATCAACTGGCGAGTGAAGTTTTCAAGCTCTTGTTTCTCACGCGCAAGGGCTTCTTTGGCGCGACGTTCGTCGTGGCGTGCGTGCGTCAAGTCCTTGATGCGACTCTGCACTTTGTCCGAGTACGAATTGATTTCGTCATCGGTGGGGTCAACCACTTCTTTGTCCAATGGCTTGCGGCCACGGTCTTGTGGGGGCGTATCGTCTACAGCCTCCACTTCAACGTCGGTGTCACCGGGCATGGTGACTTCGATCTCTTCTTCTGGCGCGGTGGTGCCCACCTCGTCAGGGAATTTATATCCTGCCATTTTTCACTCCTTATGCGCGTGTAATGCCACGCGGGTCGTCTACCACACAATCCACCTGATCGTCATTAATCACGCGGAACTCTTTGCCAAAAATCTTCACTCGCGTACCTGAATAAGTACGAACCAGCACAAAATCACCGGCCTTGCACCAAGGTCCTGTGGGGAAACGCTCTTTGTCAAGATAGGCCGCATTGCCCAGCTTCAACACAAACAAGATGGTTGTCGCTTGCTCTTCCTGCTTCATGTACTCCGTTGGACGGTACAGCTCCGAGCCTTCGATTTTTTCGCTGACATCCGGAACCATGCACAAGATTTTGTGACCAGCGGGGGTCGGCAAAACCGAGGCTTTTTGTTCGTCTGTCTCGTCGTCCTTTGGCGCATCCATTGGTTGGATTTGTTTGGGCAACGTCAGGCCGGGCGGCAGGATGATTCCTGATTCACTTGTCATTTGCTTTCTCCACTTTTAGTGCAAGGTCGATGATGTAAGCTTCTGCGATGCCAAGACCTTGGATCACACCACAGAGTTTTTGGTACTGGTCGTACGATTTGCAGATGCCATTTGCCATGTCATCTGTGTAGTTATTCATGTCTTTGCGTATTTCTTCGCGCAATACGCGAGCGAATTCTTGGATCATTCATTCTCCTGTTTGGGTTTTTGTGTGGCTTGTTCAGCCTGTTTGCGCATCAACTCGGCCTTCATCGCCGCAACTTCTTTGGCATGGTCAAGCTTTTGTTGGTGGGTTTGCTGGGCGTGCATCACGTCTTGGGCGTGGAGCTGCGCTGCCATTTGGTTCTTCGCGTGCGCACCCGCCAGTTCATGTTGGGCACGTTGTTGTTCAAACGCCAGATCGTGCGCGTTGCGCATGGCGTCTAGTTGTGGGTTTTGGCCTTGCTGGGCGATGTGCATCTTGTCTGCTTTTTCGGCAGCGTCGATTTGAATCTTCTTCTCTTGCAGGTGCAACTGGTCGGCCTTGTACGCGGAGTCCACTTGCAAACGCTTTTCTTTCTCGGCCATCTCCATTTGCAGCTTTTGCTGTTTGAGCTGGAGTTCGCCTTGTTTGATTTGCAGCTCTTGCTGTTGCATTTGCAACACAGGGTCTTGGGCTTGTTGCTGGGCTTGGGCTTGTGC